TCGTTCAGCGGCTGATTGCGGAGTTGCGTTTGCTGCGCCAGCGATTGTTGCAGCGCCGTGTTGCCAAATTGCGCCCGCGCTTGCTCCTGATTGAATCGCTGGTTCTGCGCGCCCGAGTCAAGCGACAGCCCCTGCAACGCCGCTTGCGTTTTCGCGTCGTTTTGTTGCTGGCCTTGGATGCGCATCTCGTTGTCGTAAGCCTCGCCACCCGGCACTAGCCCCTGATTGGCGAGGCGTTGGCGCGTGGCGGCGGCTTCTTGCGCCTGTTGCGGCGCCAGGCGCTCCATAATCGCCGCTTGCCCAGTCACGCCCTGGTTGACTGGCGCATCCCCGACGTTCTGTAGCCCCTCCTGGAGCCTCGGTAGATTAGGGTTGAACGGTTGGCTAATAGCTTCGCGGACAGTCCCCAGGCCCTGTTCGCCAAGCTCGCTCAGTCCCGATTCCACGCGCTGCTGTGAATTAAACGCAGCCTGCGCATCTGGCGTCAGGGTCTGCCGGATAGTGGGCTGATCACCGCCTTCCCACGTCACAATTTGATTCCCGAGCGGCCCATACGTGTTTGGATTGTTCATCCGGCCTTGGACGCGCGCCGTCTCGACGTTTGCCGCGCCCTGCTCTCGTGCCGCTCCCGCGTAATCCGGCGGCGGTGGCGAACTTGCGCTCTTACCCATATCGCGCTCCTAGAAATCTGCAATTTTCGCGGCGCAACACCATAAAAACTAAATCCCCGTTGATATGCGCGCCCGGCAACCGCGCCTGTTCAAGAAAACCCATTCGCGTTGCTAGGCGTAGGCTTTTTGGGTTTTCGCCCGCGATGGTTACAACAATTTGAGACAATCCACCAACCACAAACGGATATCGGAAAATCGCCTTCAAAAAGTCCCGACTTAATGGGGACGCCGCCGCAATGCTCGCCATGGCCGACACCCCGTTCCAGTTGTAGAATACAACGCCAGCCACGATTTCTCCGTGCCGCTCAAGGCCGATACTCGCCGACGCTTCCGGGTGGTAAATCCCGCCGATGCGGGCATACACCCAGCGCCCAACATCGTGCCCGGTGATTATATTCCCGACCATCCGCTTTGATACACTATGTCGGTTGCCGTCCATTGGATGTTAATGTTGCGCGTGGAACTGGAAACCGCCACGCTGGCGCAATACCCGATGCCGTTTACCCCTTGCCAATTATTGGAAATAAACAAACTTTGACCCCACAACGACAATCCCCAAATGCCAACGCCCCACACCGGAGAAGATGTCGGAACGATCACCACTATGGGCACAGTTGGAGGCGCAATATCAAAATCAACATTAATCGTTGCGTTTACGCTTGGCGTGCCATTAGTCAACACGTTTAACCGAGCGCGCGTGTAGTATTTAATTGATCCGCGAGACCCGAAGTAATTAAACGCCTGCAATACTTGCGTATTGATATTGTTGTTGCCGTCCTGATAGGTCAATGTCCAGGCTTTTACCACTTTTCCGACAGTGCCAAAATATGGCAAATCGTTCAGATTCTCCCAGCAACTTGCCGCCCAGCCGGTAAAACGCGCCCATGATTGGGTGTCCGTGTTCATCACAAATTGCTCTTGCGCGGTAACGCTGATCGGGACGTTGACGATCAACGCAGAGTTTTGCGCGGAAAACAGCATTTCCCAACCAAAAGACGCCCCATACGTGCTTGCCGCCGCAGAAAAAGCGCCGCTGATCTTGTCCGTCACCGCTATCCGAGGATCAAGGCGCGAACTCTGCAATGCCGATGCCAAGGGCACTAACCCGTTGAGAGTTAAAATGAGCAAATCGCCGCCGTATTTCATCAGGCACCGCGTGCCGATAGGGGTTCCGAGCGCCCAAACACCGGCAAGCGCCCAGGTTGCCGAACTGGCCGGGTCCGTGCCCCGGTAGACAATCACCTCGCCCTTGCTGGTGATAAACACCAAATTGTCATCGACGCCATACCCGGCGTCGATGGTCCATGTTGCGACCGCCACCAGATAGCCGCCCTGGCGCGCAATCGCGCTCAGATCCAGCGCATTGGCGACGCCGCCAACTGCCGAGGTCGGCAAATACCACGCTTTGAGCGATTGTTTTTGCACGAACCAAACGCGGCTCTTGAACAACGCGACATTGGAAAGGGCGGTCGTCGTGACGCCGGTGATAGCAATCGGCGAGATAGCGGTAATTGCCGCCCAGGTGGTGCCATCGTAAAGCAATGGCGCGTCAACGCCGTTGACCGCGTAGATATAACTGCCTCCGGCCGTGGTGACGTTGGTGTATTCCCAACGCCCGTTGCTCAGGCCGGTGACAACCGCAGCCCCGACAACGCCGGCCGAGGTAACGTCAAAGATCGAGGACGGCGTATTTGCAACGGCAAACAATTTGCCGGCCGTGCCGCTGGTATATGCCATCAGCGTTTCAACCGTGCCCGGAATGCCGGTTACGTGATCCGTGGAGCCGCCGCGAAGGTTAACGCTTCCCACGTCAGGAAAGAAATTAACAAGCGTCACAGCGTCGTTTGCCGCCATGTCCGCCAAGCTGTCGCGCGCATTCCAGCCGCCGACCGGCGCCGACAAACTAACCGCTTTGGCAGCGCGGTTTTGGACTAGCGCGGATGCCTTACGCCGAACCATAGCCGCTGTCAGGAATGTTGTCGTAGGTAATCAGGACCGACCCAGGGGAAGGCGCAAACGATAGGTTAGCCGCGCTGGTGTCTTGCGCTATCACAATGTCCAGCTCGCGACTGTAATTACGATACATGGCCGTTGTGTCAAACCCCTTCGCTTCAAAATACTTCAGCTTGGTGGCCAGCACCATCAGCCGATCAGGGAAGATGCAGGTATCGCTATCCAGCGTGAAACTATTCTTCAGCGCGTCGGTAGACGACCGGACCCAAGCTAGGCTTCGATATTCGTAACCTAGTTGCTCGGCATTGGAAAAACCCGGCCAGATTTGGAAATAGGATTGATACAAACGCCAACGCAAGCGCGGCCCCGTGCTGATGAAGCCCGACATCAGCCACTCCCACTGCTGCGGGGTTTCCGGCCCAAGCATTTCCCAATGCTTCGACTTATCCCACTGCGTGCGCGGTGTGATCGACGCATAATCGTTGGGCAGGTCGTATTGCATCTTTTGGAAATAGACGGTTGCAGCGGCACCAGCCGCCGTAATGTCTTGGTTGAGCGTGACCTGATTGTTGTTGTCCACTGACACAATCATAGCGTTCTGGCCGATACCAGCGCCAACCGCTTGGTATGTGGTGTCGAGCGTTGCGGTTGACGGTATGCCGCTGATCGTACGCGCCGCCGTTGTCCATGTGCCTGTGGTAGTCAGATATTCGGTTGAAAACAGGTGCTGCGCCGCCAACGCGCGCCATTCCGCGGCCCGGATCAATTCGTATCCGCACGCATTCATCAACGCCAGGAGCTGCGTCACATCGGCCACAGGATTGCCGATCACGGTTGCAGGCGTCGGGATACCTAGCTCCCCTGTCACCTGCCCCATAAGTTGCAGCATCGTGCTCGACATGGGTTAGCCCTCCGTCGCGCGAGGCCGGCCCACCCGTGGCGTGATTGTGGTAATCATCGCCCGCAACTCCGCCAATTCCGCCCGCGTTTTTTCAAGCTCAAGAGCGGTTTCGGACATATTTTGCCGAGCCAGGAACGCTCGCGCTCGTTCGCGCAATCCCGGCCCACCCATGCCGACGCGTTGCAGCTGGGCGTCGCTCGCGCCCGCGACCTGTTCGACGGTAGCAAAATGCAGAATCTGCAATTCGCCCATCATGTGCTCGGTCAGCGCATCGGGTTGCGCTGCGTTCCAATTTTTGAGACTGCTGCCGACCGCCGCGTCAGGGCTGATCTGGCGCTGAAAATTCAGCCAATGCAGCGGAAAACGCCGCATATGATAATCGCGCGCCGGAGTGTCGATCACCGTCAGATCGTTGCCGGGAACCGCAATGCGGACAAACGGTTCGCCGACATGCGGTTCGAATTTGTGATGGTAGAACTCTACGCTAAGGTGCGTGTCAGCGGCTGAAGTATCGCTATCAAGAGGCATGTAGTGTCTCCGGGTGATTGGTTGCCAAGTTAGCCACCATAGCCATTATAGCCGCTACGGCAGGCAGCAGGCCGCGCCCCAGAACACTGATCGACGCGCCCAGGTTGGCCAGTTGAGTTGACGCCGATTGAAACTCGACCGCCTGGCGCGCCATCCAAGGCGCCGCCG